ACGTATAAATAGAACTATAGAAATTAGGAAACTATAATGGCACGTGCATTTTCAATCGAAGACGGAGGACTATCAAAACAGTCCAAAGTAAACGCAACCAAGAACAGAGAGTTTATTGATCTGGATCTTAGTTTTGCTGTGAAAGGAGCAGGGGACGTTTATAAAAAAACTGCTGTTAGTGCTGTTAACCAGTCGTTAAAAAATTTGTTAATGACCCAACGTACAGAGATTCCTTTTAATGCATTCATGGGTGCTAACCTTAACTCTTATCTCTTTGAATTAGCAGATGATGCTAGTGTAGGGCAAATCAAACATGCTATACAGGAGCAGATACGGGTCTTTGAACCCAGAGCACAAGTGCAAGAGATTAAGTGTATACCAGATGCTGATAATAATCAACTGGATATATCAATAATATATAACATAATTAACCAAGGAGACCAACTTGAGTTCTTCTTTAAACTAAGTAGGTTACGATAATGGCAACAACAATCAATTCATCTGATTTAGACTTTGACTCGATAAAGACTAATCTAAAGACGTATTTAAAACAACAATCAGAGTTTAAAGACTATGATTTTGATGCGTCTGGATTATCTAATCTGTTGGACGTTCTAGCATACAATACGCATATCAATGGTTTGACTGCAAACATGGCATTGAACGAATCGTTCTTAAACACTGCTCAGTTAAGGTCTAGTGTGGTATCTCATGCAGAAACTCTAGGTTATATTCCGCAATCAAAAACATCTGCTCAAGCAACAATTAATTTATCGTTCAACATTGGTGTTGATCAAAATGATGTACCAGAGAAACTACAAATATTGTCTGGTTATAAATTCACTTCATCTGTTGATGATGCATCGTACACATTCCAAACACAGGGATTGATTGAAGCAATAAATGACGGCAACAACTTCTTCCAATTTAAAACACTTGATGGAAATGTAAACATTCCTATCTTCGAAGGTGTTTCTAAAACCAAAACATTCTTTGCGGGAGAAGACGCAGAAGACACAGTCTATATTATACCAGATGCCAATCTGGATAGACAGACCGCAATCATTAAAATATTTGATAGTCCAACATCATCTGACTTCACGACTTATATCAACCTAGAGACAGCAAATAATATTACTGCTACAACACCGGCATATATTCTTAAAGAAGCACCTAATGGTTTCTTTGAATTGACGTTCGGTAACGGATCCACACTTGGTGCGGTACCAAAAGCAGGTACTAAGATTACTGTTGAGTATCTATCTGTCGATGGTTCAAATGCAAATGGTGCAAGGTTGTTCGAACCACTGAACACAGTAGAAGTAACTGAACCAGTTTCTGGTACGGGTCTACAAAGACTACCTATTGTTTCTACAGTAAATCGTTCTGTTGGTGGTGACGATAAAGAGTCACTATCATCTATTCGCAGAAACTCACCATTCAGATATGCATCGCAGAACAGAATGGTAACACATGCTGATTACTCTAATCTAATCCTCCGTAATTACGGTGCATTGATTAATGATATTATTTCTTGGGGTGGAGAAGACAACCTCATACCAGAGTATGGTGTGACGTTTGTGTCTATCGACTTTAAAGAATCACAAGGAGTCACTTCTGCACAGCAACAAGTGGTAGAAGATACTGCCAAGTCTAATATACGAGTGCTTGTTGATCAGTTATCAATTGCTTCTTTCGCATTGAAGTTTACAGATCCAATCGATACTTTTATTGAGACTAATGTGTTCTTCCAGTATAACCCAGATTACACCAACTTGTCAATCAATACTTTGCAGGAAAATGTAAAAACTGCAATGACTGCATACTATACTAGCAATATTGGTAAGTTCGGTCAAGCATTTAGGGCATCTCAATTACAGACTAAGATCGATGACGTGAGTCCTGCGATTTTATCATCTCGTATCGAGACTAAAATGCAACAAAGGATTAATCCATCTTCGGGTGTTGAACAGGATTTCTATTTCTCTTACCCATCACCGATACAGGTTCCAGATGATCTTAACTTAGTGGTACAATCATCTATATTTAAAAGAACATTTGGTGGTCAGATATTAAACTGTCGTATTCAAAACGAGTTAAAGACAGATACTACAACTGGTAGAAGACTACAAGTAGTAGACACTGCTAGTGGAGATATTAAAGTAGATAACGTAGGTTCATATGATGCCGGTGCAGGTATTGTCAATCTAGTAGGATTTAAATCAGATACTGGAGATGAGATTAAACTATCAGTATCACCTGCTAACCCATCTGCTATTGTACCATCTAGAGAATATATTCTCAAGCATGACACCACAAGACTAAGTGCTAAAGGTATTCGTACCACAGCATCAAACTAAGAGTAATTTATGGACACTGTTTTTGATAAAACATTAAAGGATACTAATAGACGTGCAATCAATCTGCGTGAACCGCAGGTTGATGCCGTTTTACCCAGTCATTTTTTATCAGACTATCCTAAGTTCGTATCGTTCTTAAAAAAGTATTATGACTTCGAGAATGATAACAAGTCTCTAACTCGTTTCATCGATAATGTTTTCGAAACAAGAGATGTCTCACAAACTGATTTAGCACTATTAGAATACTTTGAAGACGAGTATCTATTGGGGCAGAATTACTTTCAAGGGTTTATCGATAAGAGAACCGCAGTAAAGTACTCTAGTTATTTGTATCGTAGTAAAGGTACTAAATACTCTATAAGACAGTTCTTTAAGACATTCTTTGGTATTGAACCAGATGTAGTGTATACCAAACAGTATATATTTAATCTAAATGAATCTAAGATAGGTTCAGAGAGTGCTAGATATTTAACCGATGATAAACTGTATCAGACATTTGCATTGCAGATCCGATCAGAATTGTCAGTGTCACAGTGGAAAGATGCATATAAACTATTGGTGCATCCCGCAGGTATGTATCTTGGGGGTCTTACACAGATAGTAGGAGAAGGTAAACTTGAAGCATTACAGTTCGATCCAGGCGAAGCAATCAAACCACCAATCGTATTGGAGGGTCAAGCAGACTTTGATGAAAGAGCATATGAGCAACATACTGCATTGTTCAATGTTAATAATCCTATAGATCCTGTGAGTGAACCAAGAAGAACATTTAGAATGAGGATGGGTAGTAGTTCTGGGTTTGCACAAGACTCGGCACAACTATCATTGGGTATTCCAAGAGGTAATGACCTTAATGATCTTGAGAACTTAACTATTGATAACCTCGATAGAATGTACTCAAGTCTTGGTGAGTACCTCACACCAGATTCACCGACATTCGATGATGACAGTGATGGATCTACACAGTTTGCAGGATTTGATTTCTCTAGTTCAGAGACAATCGACCAAGAACAGTTTACTTGGAATCCCGCAGTATCTAGAATAGATTCGGATCACAGTACATTCAATACACCTGTTGGAGATTCTGACAGTGAAATTTCTCTAAGAGAAGCAATTAATCGTAACTTCTAGTATAAATAGAAGTACTAATCTTTAGGTAGATAACATGACATTACAAGTATTAAACAGAGGAACGGTAGCAAACGATGGTACAGTAGATACACTCCGTACTGCCGGTTTAAAAATAGGACAGAATTTCTCTGAAATATATAACAAACTAGGTGACGGTGCATCTTTGATGGCACTGATCGACTTTGATTCTTCGGGTATTATATTCGATGGAACAACTGCTAATGTTCATAAAACAGCACTTCGTGTAGTAAACCCAACTGGGTCTAACACAGTACAGATTCCGGATCATACTGGTATCCTTACTATGGACACCAACACGCAGACTCTTACAAACAAGACTCTGACTAGTCCAGTGTTAACCACACCGCAGATCAATGACACAAGTGCAAACCATCAATATGTGTTTGCCGTAAGTGAATTGACTGCTGATCGTACTGTAACTCTACCTTTGTTAACGACTAATGATGAGATAACATTCAATGCTCATGCACAGACACTTACTAGTAAGACAATCAATACATCCCTTTTAAATGACCCGAAGGTTGTGGGTGCTATTGATGATGCTAGTGGTAACGAATTACTCGAATTTGGAACAACTGGTTCGGCAGTTAATCACGTTAAAATTACCAATAGTGCTAATGCTAATGATCCAAAGATCTCTGGTACAGGTGGTGACAATAATGTAACACTTGCACTTGATGCAAAAGGCAATGGTGCTATTGCATTAAATAGTAGAGTTCAACTAAAAACACAAAGCATAGCATCAACTGGTGGTACAGTTAATGCAAGTGATCCAGTAACTCTATTTACTTCTGGATCTACCGGAACACATTCACTAAGTAGTGCAGTACAAGGTACAACTGGAATAGTTAAACATATTGTATCAAGTGGTGCCGGTGTACAAACAATCAACGAAAATAATAATGTTGCCGGTGGAGGCACACTCACAATTCCACAGAACGGAAGTGTCACTTTAATGTGGTTCACTAACACTTGGATAGTAACAAACTTACAGGGTGGAGCAACCCTAGCATAATATAGGAACACAAAATGCCAGTAATTACCGATAAATTTAAAAAACAAGTCCTTGATGATCTACTAGTAGACTTCTCGGATGCTGACTCTGATAATGTACGATATTATGCCGCTATAGGTCGATCTGAAGATTGGAATGATTCGGATGTTCCTACTGTGCCCCTTAATAGTTTACGAGATGCTCGTGTCACACGTGGTGGTATTCAATCACTTAAACTTATTCAAGATGCAACATACGTGATACCACGTAGAACTTGGGTTGCTAACTTAATCTATGATGCATACGATGATGCAGATGTTGGATTCCCAGAGAACCCATTCTATGCTATTAACTCTAATAACGAAATTTATATTTGTTTAGAGCAAGGTAAGAAGCAGGATGGCAGTACTAACCTATCTACTATTCAACCTACAGGTAATACTGAGGGTACACCGTTTGCTACTTCGGATGGTTATACTTGGAAGTTCTTGTATTCTATTGGTGCGTTACGTGCCGATAAGTTCCTATCTTCTGCGTTTATGCCAGTAAGATTCGTTACAGGAACAGACTCAGATTCACCTGCCGAAGATCTACAGCAAAAGATTGTACAGGATAATGCAGTTGGTGGTCAGATCGTTGGATATAAAGTTACAGATGTAGGATCCGGTTATACTTCTGCACCGACAGTAACCATTGTCGGAAATGGTAGTGGTGCTACAGCAACCGCAATACGTGCAGGTGAAACCGTCATAGACATTAAAGTGAATAACTTAGGTTCGGGATATGATTATGCCAACGTAGTTCTCACTGGGGGTGGAGCAACTGCTTCCACTACTGCAAGTGCTCGTGCAATAATCGGTACTCCTAAAGGTATAGGAGCAGACCCAGTTGTTGATTTGAAAGCAAGTGGTGTGATGTTTAACTCTAAACCAGAAGGTATAGAGGGTGGGGACTTTATTACAGGTGACGAGATTTTCCGTCAAGTAGTATTGTTACGTAACCCACGTGTGGATAGTGCAGCGGGTACATTGTTGTCTACTACCACTGCTCGTGCGGTTGATAAGATTGTAACAGATGGAAACAGTTTTGTCAAGTCAAATGTACAAAAATCTACAATACTAGGAGGCACAAGTGGTGCACAAGGTATCATTGATGATACTAATGATTCTTCTAGTGTTTGGTATCACCAGAATGAAACTACAGGATTTACACAATTCGCAGTCGGAGAGTCTATTTCAGTAGTTGGTAATGCGTCTATTAATGGAACTATTCAGTCTATAACAGATGGTGAGTTCAATCCGTTTACAGGGGATCTGCTATATATAGATAACCGTTCGGCAGTGACACGATCCACAGACCAAACAGAAGACTTGAAAATAGTAATAACTATCTAGGAAATAAGAAATGGCAACTACTTTAACTGAACAATCATTACGTTCCACATATAAGGACGATTACAAGGATAGTGATAATTATCATCACATCCTGTTTAACGCTGGTCGTGCTCTACAGGCACGTGAACTTACCCAATTGCAGACTCTTCTTCAAAAGGAGATAAATCGATTTGGTACTTATGTTCTTCAAAAAGATGGTGTAGAAGTATCTGCCGGTGGTAGTTCTGTCGCTTCTGTTGATTTTATTAAGATTTCCAATGACGCAAACAACTCTTTTAGTGATATAGCATCACTCAAAGGCACAATTCTTACTGGTGCTACATCTAGCATTAAAGTAAAGGTAACCGATGCGATTGCCGGTGTTGACGGAGATCCAGATACTTTATATGTTGAATATAAAGACAACCCTAATACTATTTCTCCTGGCGATACTTCTGTTACAACACAACCTAAAGTAACACTAGGTGAAATTTTATCTAATGGTTCTAACATTAACCTAACAGTACAGACAATTAATACTAGTGTAAACCCTGCTCTTGGTCAAGGTTCTTTATTAGAAACTGCTAAAACAGATTTCTTTGTGGCAGGACACTTCGTGTTCGTACCTGCACAACAATTATTCTTATCTAAGTACACCCCTAATATAACTTGTGACTATGGTTTTAAAGTAGTTCAAGATATCGTAACAGTATCTGATACAGATGCACTATATGATAACCAATCTGCTACACCTAATAGATCATCGCCTGGTGCAGATAGACTACGTATACGTTTGATTGCAACAATGAGACATAAAATTGTACAAGGTGACACGTACTTACATATAGGTCGTGTTGTAAATGGTGTACGATATATTCAGAGTGAAGCAGTTCAACACGAATCATTTCCTTATGTTGATAAAAGAGTAAATGACCTTGCCGGTGATTTCATTAAAAAATATTGGAAGATACGTGTTTCTCCAAATGGTAAATCTATATACAAAGCAGACGGTACTGCCGATCCATATTTTAAAATGGACGTTGACCCAGGCCGTGCTTACATCAATGGTAAAATGGTTGAGACACTTTCGACCCAAACACTTCCATTAAAAAGAGCAACTACCACAGTCACACGTGAAGAAGACCAGATCAGTATTACTTATGGAAACTATTTCTATTTTGCTTCTGGTGTCGGTATGCTTGACGTTGATACTTGTGAAGAAGTTCAACTTAGAACAGGTACCACTGGTGCAGGTTCTGTAGTTGGTACTGCAAACGTTCGTGCGATTACTGAAGGTAAACCTTCTGGTGTAAGAACTGTTCAGAATGGTAATGTATCGGTAGTATACAATACAGATATACCTTATCGAGTACATCTATTTAACATTAGAATCACTGATATCACTAAAGGTATCGGTGACGTTAAGTCTATCAAATCTGCGACAAACACTCACTATGTTACAGTAGGTCAAGGTAAGGCAGCGGGTCAAAGTGCCTTTATAGGACATTTGCATGAACAGAAAAAGAATGCATTAATTTTTGATACCCCACTTGCTAGACCTAAAGGGTTTACCGATGTAACAATGACGTTTATGAAGAAGTATAACTTTACTGCTTCTGGAACAACACATGACATTACATTAACAGATAGTGGTGAATCTTTCGTAAACGTCAATGACGTAATGATTGCAAATGCCGCTGCATTTGCCCCTAGTGGAATAACTGCATCATTAGTCTCTAACAATAAAGTTTTACGTATTAGTAGTGTTGTTAGTGGACAATCATATGAAGTAATTGGTTTTATTAAGAAAACTAATGCTACAGTTAAAAACAAAAACCTTGTTGAAACCACTGTTACTACCACACTTGATAGTGATGGTTCTGGTTGGAAAGGTATACCTCTTGGACAATCTGATATCTACGAAGTCTCTAGAGTTAGAATTGGAGATTCAAATGGTACTGACATCTTCCCACATTTTGCATTAGATGCCGGTGCTCGTATGGAATCATACAGAGACGGTAGATTGATGTATCAAGGTGGTGGATTAGATAGTGCCGGTCAAAGTGTATTTGTCAGATTCAAACATTTTAGTACAGATCCGTCTGGTGCATTTTCCGCAGTCAACTCATATGATGGTGAAGTTAACTATCTAAAAGTACCTGCTCAAAGTATGCCAAATGGTAATAAAGTATCTCTCAGAGATGTTATTGACTTCCGTCCTGCAACAAATGGTAGTGGTACTTATACAGATGTACCTTTACTTCCTGTGCCGACTGATACAATTACTGCCGATGCTGAATATTATTTACCACGTCTGGATAAATTAATCATTACCGAAAACGGTAAACTTCAGATCATACAAGGATCTCCATCTTTAAATCCAAGATATCCTGCGGTTCCAACAAATGCAATGGATCTATACAATATTAAGTTAGAACCTAATACCATGCATACGCAAGATATGACTACCAAGATAATCCATCGTAAGGGTTATACTATGGCAGACATTGGTAAATTAGAAAAGAAAGTAGATAGATTACAAGAGATGACTTCATTGTCATTACTTGAGTTGAATACCAAATTTATGAATGTTTTAGATTCGTCTGGTAATGACCGTGCTAAATCTGGTTTCTTTGTAGATACTTTTGTAGATCACTCGCATACACAAAATAAAGGTGAGGGTGCTAAATCAGCAATTGACACTGGAACATTAAGACCTAGAGCACCAGAAGAATCAGTTGATTTGTATTACGATAGTGCTAACGCATTGTCAGTTGGTATTGTCAATAATGGTGAAGACCAATTAATTCTTGCACATACTACTCAAGTGTTTAATGCACAAGAACTTGCGTCTGGTACTATTAACTTAGCACCATTCCATCAAAGCAAATCACTACTAGACATGAAGATATCACCAGAAACAGATAACTGGTGTGATCGTGAACGGGTTGGTGAAGAAGTAATTGGTGAAACCACTGAATTAGATTTAAGAGAAGCACTCAACTGGAATAACTCAGCAAACACTTGGTTTGGTGTAGACCCTAATACCTTAAACGTAGGTATGTCGAGTTCCTTTATTAGTGGAACTAGTACAAGTGTTTCTTCGGAAAGTTTTGATCCGATAATTATTGGTGAAGAAACTACAACCACACTTGGAGAATGGGTAGAAGTTGGTAACACCACAGACGTAGAAACATTATATACTGAGACTGTAGTAATATCTACCGAACGTGAAGAAGAGATATCACGTACCTCAATCGATTCATACTGGAACTGGACTGATGGTACTTGGGGTGACTGGACTGGTTGGTACGGTGGTTACGATTGGAATACAGGATATCTTACCGGAGACTTCGGTCTAGGTGGATCAAGTTACGGTGGAACAAATACTTTTTATGATGGTTTCTGGAATTGGGGTGTGTGGGATTGGGGTGATATCATTACTACAGATATGTGGGATGTTATTACAACTCAAACACGAACTGGTATCAATACTGTAAATACTACTACATATGAAAGAACTAGTAGTATTGAAACTTTAACTACATATCAAGCACTTACTGACACTACTATCACGACTGATACTACAACTACTGTTAATAGAGTAGCAAGTGAGTCATTCATTCGAGATGTTGTCGGTGAAAAACAGGTCGATGTGGTAGTAATTCCATTTATGCGTCCGGTAGAGATATTCTTCCAAGCAGATGGTTGTAGAGCAAACACTCAATACTTCCCATTCTTTAATGGTTCTAACGTATCATCATACTGTAGAGAAGAGACTTCTTTCAAAACTAAGAGTCAAAGAGATGAAACAAATGCCTCTGGTACAGGGGACAATGAAGGACTTCATAAACCGACTCAAGAACACAGTAGAGGTAAGTCAAATCTAGTAGCAAATGCCGCTGGTACTATTATAGGTTCTTTTGAATTACCTAATAACAATGCTATGTCATTCCCAACTGGTACTAGAGACTTTAGTCTTTTAGATATCAACAAGCATGATAAGACTGAGTCTATGTCACATGGTACTATTCAATTCCATGCTACTGGTGTATTAGAGCAATATAAAGATCTAATACAAATCACTCGTGTTCTAAAAATTGTAGGTGGTGAGACAACCGAATCTACCAGTACTACTACTACAGAAGAAACAGTTTGGACAGAGTCTGTAGTTACTGCCGGTGACGTTGCTACCGATGTTGTTATAACTGAAACCCAAAGTGTAATTATGGGTGATACAACAACTACTAGAGAATACGTTGGTCAAACAATTGAATATGAGTATGCTGATGTAATCTATCCAATTGAAGACCACAGTATATTTACCGACATACCGCCTGGTGGTAGTGCTGAATCTAACCCAACTGGTGCCGGTGGTAACCCTGCTACAACTTCAGAAACTCGTCCTCAACTAAGAACTGGAAGAGGTGAAAGAGGTGAAGGAGAACGATATCATGATCCTATTGCTCAGACATTCCAAGTTCTTGAGTCAAGTGGTGTATTCGTAAAAGACATAGAAGTGTTCTTTGCTACTAAAGGATTAACTGGAGTGGCATGTGAGATTCGTCCTACTGTTAATGGTTCACCTTCAGCAACACAAAGTATAGGTAAAGTTGTAATGGCAGCGGGTCAAATTAATACCGTACCGGCAGGATCAACTAATAAACAAATGCTACAGAATGGAACTACTTTCTCATTCCCTGCAATGTTCTTATCGCCTGGTGAATACGCAATATGTCTGAAACCATTAGACAATGACACAGGATTTAATGTGTATGTTGGTGAAGTTGGTGAATTCCAATTAGGTACAACAGAAGCACGTATTTCACAACAACCTACTCTGGGAGCATTCTTCCAGTCTCAAAACGGTAAACTTTGGGAACCAGTATCTGGTACAGACTTAGCATATAGATTAAGTGTTGCTATATTTAATAATAGTGGTACTGCAATATGTCATAACGTTAACGTACCACCTGCTCCATTGAATAAAGATCCATTACTATCTGGACAAATTGCAGGTGATATGGATCAAATCAGAGTTATGTTTTCTAACCACGGACTACGAACAGGTGATATTACAAACATTCGTGGTATCGACTCTGCAACTAACTTCGGCAATGGACTTACTGGTGCAGATGTTAATGGTGTGAGGGTTGTTACTGGTGCAGATAATAGTGGTTACACATATAATGCATCTACCAATGCTACTTCACGTAAGTGGTTCGGTGGAAATCAAGTGACATCATCACAGAATGTTAACTATGAGTACCTAAGACCATTAGTGGGTATAACACAACCAACAACAACTAACGTTACTGTATCATTGAAGGGTGCAACTCAGCAATCACTTGCGGGATCTGAAACTAGATTCACAAAGGATCTGACGTTCATACCTGTACAGGATAACGTGGATATTTCATATAATAATGCACGTGCAATCTATAATAGACGTACCGAATTACAAACTGGTGCAAATAAACTTAATGGTGCTCGTTCATTAGATATGCAGATCAACTTGACTACAACTAATCAATATGTATCTCCACAGATCGATCTAGAGTTACTTGCTGTAAAAACCATGCATAACTTGATTACACGTCAAGACTCTGCCGCTACTGATGGGTACAACGTACCGTTAACTTATATCTCAGAACTGTCACCAAACAGAGGTACAGAATCTGCGAAGCATATTACTAAGGTAACTACTCTATCAGAACCGGCAGTGGGATTACAAATTCTAGTTGCCGCTAACCGACCACCACAGTGTGACTTCCAAGTATACTATAAGGTTGCCGGTGCAGGTGAGGTAGGATCTATTGATAAAATGGGTTGGTTTGAGGTAGTCACAGAGACTCCTCATGAAGCAGATAATAATCCAAGTGTCTTCCGTGAATATCGTTACTTAGTTGGTGGAGAAAATGGTACAGTAAAACCATTTACACAATTCCAAACAAAGATTGTAATGCGTAGTACCAACTCAGCAAAAGTACCTAAGTTCCAAGACTTGAGAGTAATCGCATTGGCAATATAATGAAAAATACAAATGAATACATTAAAGTAAAAGATGAACCAGATTTGGCAAGAGATCCCGAATCTGGTGCCATTATTAATATAAATAGAAGTAGTATTCAGAAAGCACGAGATGCTAAGAAGAGAAGACTGGCAGTTCAGTCGGAAGAGGATAAACTGAGAAACAAGGTTGATGCATTAGAGAACGATATCTCTGACATCAAATCATTACTCTCACAACTAGTAGAGAAACTATAGATGTCTAGACCATTTACAAAATTAACCGACTCGTTTAAAATATTACGTGACAAATTAAATATTGTTTCGTATAATGTGGGAGATCCGGATGACTTGCTTACCCATGGTGACAGTGATGTCGTTATGGCAATCAATGAAATTGAACGAGTGTTCGATGCTTCGGCAGGTGAGATCTTATATCCTACTGGTAATTCTTTACAGGGGGAGACTCAGACTCGACTATTGCTAAGTACTGCACAAAACAGTGGTACGGACATTACACTGAATGCAGGAGTAGATATTAATCTTGATGCAGTGGGTGATATCAATCTCGATGCAGGTGGAGCAAACATCAACTTCCTTGATGACTCTGTCGCACGATTCAATTTCACATTAGGTGCCACTAACGTATTAGATGTTACTGGTGTCCTTGATCTTAACATATCAAGCAACCTTGATGCAGACATTGCAGGTAACTCTACACTTACAACTACTGGATCTCAAACACAAGAGGGTAC